CGCCCGGACGTTGGGTTAGGAGGTCATCTAAATTCGCTTGACCCTCAAGGACTGCATATCTACCAAAGTTTTGGTTGTAGGCATTGTCCATCAGGTTACGCATCAGCGTACTTTTGATTAACTGTAAGTCCATCACAAGATCAGCGACAGACATACCAAAGAACTTATGAGGAATCTTTATCGGGGTAATAGATACAAACGGAGTCTTATCTACTTCCTCGTTAGAGAAAATATAATCTCCTACACTGCATACCTTCCTGAGTTCGGCAATACCGTCCTCATCGTAGTCTGTTTTGATGAAGGATTCATGTAGCCAGTATTCTCTGAGGGCTTCTTCCCCTGTTTCGTTTAGACCAGACCCCCATTGGTTAGAGTCATCAAACTCGTAACGTGCAAGGCGTTCTGCATTGTAGACTTCGGCATTATACCCTGCACCCAATTCTCCAACATCCCAATCATCTCCATACATCTCTCGGAGTTCGGATACGGTCTTTCGTACACGGTGGCAGACAAACCTTGCGCTCTGGATATCTTTGGCTTCTCTTGAGATCAGGAATTCATCAGGCGGAACATTCTCAATCTTGATCTTACCGTTGTAATCCTTTCTGTGGATAACTACGTCATGGTAGGTTACTTCGTCGTAGTATTCCTCATGCTCAATTACTTCTACGTCTTTGTTTGCAGTGAGGACTTCAAACTCCATATCCGTAAGACCACGATACTCTTCACGCTGAGTCTCTGGGTATTCATCCCACCATACTTTTACGATACCATTCTTCTGGAGGAGGGCATCATGGAACCACGAATAGAGGATTTCCCAACCGGGATTGTCTTTTGTGAAAACGTAATTAACGTAATCAGTGGCCTGCTCTGCGGCCTGCACATCTTCCGGGCCATGAGGGGTAAACTTCACCATCTCATCACCAGACGCAAACACCCTCATCAAAGAGGGTTTAATCCATTCGATTGTGTCTTGCACCGTAGAATCAACGTATTGACTACGGCCATCAACCTCATTACCAAAGGGAAGGGCGTAATAATACTTGATCGCCTCTTCTCTCTGGATAGAGATTTCGCCATCGTATCCAAGAGAATCAGTGATCTCCTGATGGATGCGTGACATTAATTCTTGATCTGTATCAGACAATTCCGTAATTCCTATAAGTTATTTCATTAGTCCAAGTTGGGTCAGACCCCGCTATTGCGTGTCTTTGAGATTGAAATGCGTATCGGGTAGCACTCATAAGGTCATCCCTTATGGCTACCACCTTTCCTTGTTTCCTGTGGTACATCCTAAACTCTTCAAACCAGTCGCCCAAGGTGTTGAATACCTTGAATCTACCATCCTCCATAGACTGTATCATCGCCATTAGACCCTCTTCGATAGAGTTTGAGCCTTTTGTCTGGCCTAATGCGGGTGGGTTTGTGAAGTGTTCTAGGAGGAAATTACACCCATGACTTCTATACTGGTCGGCTAGACCCGGATTCCCCATGCTATCCCTGCGGTTTCCGTCATGTGGGTAGGCAATGGGGATGAAGCGCGGCCTTTGCTTAATCATTTCAGCGTGAACAGCCGGACTAGCCTTCGATGCTCTATAACAGTCATAGACATAAAAGGTATCGGTTTCATTATCTATCGCACACCATACTACTGCGGTAGGGTGATCCCAACCGAAATCAATAGCCGCAATTCTGGGCCAGTGATCTTCGATTGATATAGGATCAATCATCAAATCTTCTTCGCTGACAGGGAAGATAAGACCGGAACCAATGCTGGGTCTGCCATATCTTCTCATTTCCCTCTCATGTGGAGAGTATGCGCTGAGAATCTGTTTCATAACCGGCTCTGAAAGGTGTCCCTTTTCCCCTTTCATGGAGGTTACACTCTCACTGGCGTCATCCCATGTGGCGTTTGTCAGGGATTGCCCCGGTTGGATACGGTTCATAAAACTGGCAACCGTTTCAGTCATGCCCTGTTCAGGGGTGAAGGTCATGTAGACCATTCCCTTTCTATCTAGGGTTCGTGTGACGGCCTGTGAGTAGAGTTCTCTGGATGGTTCCTCGTCCAACCATACACAGTCTACTGACCTACCCTGCCACTTATCCACACCCATTTCATAGGCTTTGAAGTGTAAAGACGAGTTCCCACCTGTAATGTGCCGTATGAGGGCTACGGACTTGGCGTTTGGAACACCGGGCTTACGTTCAGTTTTTATAATACATTCTCTGGGAACAGCGCCGGAGCCAAAGGCTTGTGGGTCATCGGGAGAACCCAA